CTGGCGGCAACAACGGCACGGCAAGAACGGGCGGTCAGGGTGGTGGTGCTGACGGTGGAACTAATGCGAATGGAAACAATACGGCACCATCGGGAACAGCCAACACGGGCGGTGGTGGCGGCGGTGGCGGTTCGGGCAACGGTTCAGGCGGTAACGCAAACGGCATTAGTTATGGCGGTAGCGGCGGTAGCGGTGTGGTCATTCTTCGCTATCTCACATCGCAAGCATCTGGTCGCAGTATCACATCGGCGGTTGGCACAAGCACGACAAGCGGTTCGTACACGGTCTGGACATTCAACTCATCGGGAACTTTGGTGGTGGCATAATGGCTCACTTTGCGAAGATTGAGAACGGTATCGTCACGCAGGTCATCGTGGTGTCAAACGATGTAATCGGTCACGGCGACCACGCCGAATGTGAAGCCAAAGGTCAGGCGTTCATCGCAGGTATGGGTCTCGCAGGCGAATGGAAGCAGACTTCGTACAACTCAAACTTCCGTGCCAAGTACGCTGGTATCGGTGACCGCTACGACGCAGAACTAGACGAGTTCGTAACACCAGTGTTTGAAGAAAACGCCTAAAACTCAACCTCGTCGTCGGGCCACTTCGACAAAACAGCAAGCAAGATCAGCAAACACACGCCGATCACGACGCCGATTCCGACAAAGAAGCACAAGAATACGATCGCTGCGCGTGATAGGGTTTCTTCCATGACAAAGAAACTTATCACCAAACAGACCAAAGCCCTACTAAAGTCCTGGGCAAAAGTCGCCATCGCCGCAGGCATCGCCTCATACATGGCTGGCACCCGCGACTGGACGCTCATTGCAGACGCAGCCCTTGTCGCAGTTCTGCCGGTAATCCACACCTGGTTTGACAAGTCCGACAAACGCTTCGGGCGCACCAAATAAGCCATGCCCCGTCGCTACACGGGCACATCCGACGGGGTATCAAAAGCCAAGCGTCCGGGCACGGAAGAATGGGTGCGCCAGGTTTGTTCGCTATCTGGCGGTGCGCTTTGGAACAATGGCACATGGGTCGTGCGCAACATGCGCGGCAAAACCAGCCTCAGCGTTCATGCCACGGGCAGGGCGATGGACTTGTCGTGGCGTGGTAAAACAAACGGCAGGAAGTCAGCCGAACGGGTTATGGACATCCTTACCGCCAATAGTGAATTGCTTGGCGTCGAACTAATCCTTGATTACTGGGATGGCCATGGCAGGGGGTGGAGATGTGACCGCGCATCGTGGCAGGCGTACACCAAGCCAACACTCACAGGCGCGCCGGGTGGCGACTGGATGCACGTAGAAATCTCACCAAGAATGGCCGAGTCACCACACAGAGTGACGGCTGCATTTGCTAAGGTGAGTTTGATTTGAAATGGACATGGGAACAGCAAGCATCATCGTTGCCGCAATCACCGCGGTTGGTGGCATCATCGTTGCTGCAATCAATAAGTTCCGGAAAGAAAACAAGGACGATCACGCCTACGTCCGTGGCGTGTTGACGATGCTGTACAAATCCCAGAATCGAATCGAAACGAAGGTAGATCGAGTTGACGAACGGCTGTCGAACCACCTAGAGTTGCACGCCTCAGGGGGGATGCTTGACAATGGGCGAACAGTTCACCAAAATCGAGTTGAGGAAACTGGCGAAGTTTCTTCGTAAGGTATATCCTGGAGTTGCCGAACAAGACGAACTCTGGGCGTTGATAGAAAAAACAGAACAACTCACAAAGGGGAAGCATGGAACAGAAAACCGCAGGCGCTGAAATTGTGCGCGAGGCATACGACCTCATCGTCGGTCCGCGACAAGCCGAATACAACCACCCACACCACGACTACTCGAGGACGGCGGACATCTTCAGGGCAATGACCGGAGTTTCACTTACACCAGAGCAAGCAATCTTGTTCATGGTTGCGGTAAAACTTTCACGCATCGCCAACGAATTCGACATGGGCCTGGACGTACCGGACAACACGCGCGATGCCATTGGTTATCTTGGTTGCCTCAACATGGTCAGGACGGTGCGTCGTGGGATTTCTTGATGAGGCAAAGACGCTTTCGTTGTCGTCGGGCAAACACGACGAGATACGTGCCAAACTGGAACCAAAGGATTACAAGGAGTTTGTTGCCGCACTTCGCGATCCAGAGATTTCGCATGTGGGAATTGCGAAAGCGCTGAAGAAACGCGGCATCGAATGCGCCCCAAACACGGTTGCAAGGATCAGGGAAAGGATCAACAAGAATGTCGATGAGTGAAGATGCAAGATACGAAGACGAGATATCGCTTCTCAAGGCTGCCTTGCAAAAGGCGCAGCGGGCGGAGGCAAGAGCCAAACGCAAGAACGACGATCTGGTCGATGCGGTGTACAAAGCCGCACATCAGGCAATGCTTGTTCAACCGCGGGTAAACGTCAAGCCGCACAAGCCGAAGAAGAAGGGACGCGCAGAAGTTGCGTTGGTGCACCTAACCGATTGGCAGGCGGGCAAGGTGTCGGTGTCGTACAACATCGAGGTGCTTCGCAAACGCATGGCACAGATGGTCGACAAGGTCATGGCGCTCACCGACATTCAGCGAGCCCACCACCCGGTCAACGACTGCGTGCTGGTCTTGGGTGGTGACATGGTCGAGGGACTTACGGTATTCCCGGGGCAGCAATACGAGATCGAGGCACACCTGTTCGAGCAGTTGTTCTCTGTTGCCAGCATCATCGAGCAGTGTGTGCATACGCTGGCAGGTCACTTCCGCAAGGTGCACGTGGTGTGCGAGTACGGCAACCATGGACGCATTGGCCGCAAGGGTGACATGCCATCTTCGGACAACGTCGATCGCATGGCGTACAAGATTGCGTCAGAGCGTTGTGCGCACCTGAAGCACGTAACATGGCAGCAGTCTGCCGACTGGTACCAGATTGCCACGATTGGCAACTACAAACTCTTGGTCGTGCATGGCGATGAGATTCCATCGTTCGGTGGACAGACGCCGTCGTACTCGATATTGCGCAAGTGCAATGCCTGGGCTACGTTCATGGAATTCGACGACGCAATCCTTGGTCACTTCCACACGCCAATCAATTTGACCATGGCAAACGGTGGGCGCATCTGGGTTACCGGAAGTCCTGAGTCGGACAATCAATACGCCAAGTCATTCGTTGCCGCAGTAGGCAAACCATCACAGCGTCTAATGTTCGTTGACCCGGACAAGGGGAGGGTAACCTGTGAGTATGTCTGCTGGCTCGATTGACGTTTGCCCATGGTCATTGGTTTCCATCCACTGGATTGACGCGTTTGATTCCGAGAATGGTTGGATTGCCATCAAGGATTACAAACCAAAGAGGTGTGACGTGGTGTCGGTCGGGTTCGTTTACCCCGACGCACTAGAGGGATACATCTCGATCACCGGTTCGTACATGCCGGACGAGTTGCCAGAAATGGAAACCGTCGGTATGATTACCCACATTCCCTGCGCGATGGTTCAACGAATCGTCGTGCTGGAGCAACCAAACTGGAGTTTACCCAGTTAGACAAACAACAGAAGGAGAAGCAATGAACAACCGGACAATCAACAAACCACCGCACGGAAGCAGCGAATGGCTGGCGGTCAGGTGGAGGGACGAGAACAATCTCGCCCGCATCTCGGCATCAGTTGCCGCCGCCGTACACGGAAGCCATCCGTACACGAGTGGCGCAGACCTGGCGGTCGAACTCTTGTCGGATACACCGCCAACGCCGCAGAGCGAGAACAGGGCAATGATGCGTGGCAACACGCTCGAGGTTCCGATCAGGGACTGGGCCAGCAGGTTGCTGGACAAATGGCTTGGCGCACCTGCGGTGATGTACGTCTACGAAGAAGAAGGGGTCAGGCTCATCGCCACCCTTGATGCCGTTAGCGAGGACAAGGAAGTCTTCGAGATCAAGACCATGCGCGGTAGGTGGAACGGCAAGTTGTCGGACCATTGGTACTGGCAGGGAGTTCAGCAGGCAATCTGTGCCAACGTCGACAAGATCACATGGGTCATATTCGACAGCGATCTTGACATCCAGTTCCACGAGCAAGTCGTGACCAGCGATGAGAAGCGCATGCACATAGAGGCGTGTCGCCAGTTCCTTGCAGCCATAGACATGGGCATGGTTCCGGATACGGCATCAATGAACTACACGAACGTGAACGATCTGTTCCCGCGCGGCAATGGAACAATCAAGGAACTCGACGAGGAGCACGCCGTGTTGCTTTACAACTACGGCAAGTTGCAGGGCAGCATTGCTGAACTCGAAAAGATTTGCGAGGAAATCAAGACCAAGTTGTGCATGGCCATGGGTGATGCTGACTACGGCCACGTGGATGGCGACCTTGCCTGCACGTGGAAGACGGCGACACGCACCACGTTCGATTCCAAGAAGTTCGAGTTGGAACATCCCGCTCTTGCTGCTAAATTCAAGAAGCAAACAACGTACCGCACATTCCGTGTGGTCTCAAAAAAAGGAGAATGACATGAGGTTCAACCTCGACAACTACGAGACGGTGGAGGCACGCCTTGCCAAGTTCTGGGAGATGTACCCGAACGGGCAGGTGTTCACCGCCATCCACCACTACGACGCGGACAAGGTCGTGTTCCGTGCCGAGATATACAAGGACATCTCCGACCCGCGTCCGGTTGCCACGGGATACGCCGAGGAGATTCGCGATGCGTCCCCGGTGAACCGAACATCACACGTGGAAAATGCGGAGACCTCGGCAATTGGCAGGGCGCTCGCCAACTACATCTTCCAATCGAAGACCGCGCCTCGCCCGAGCCGGGAAGAAATGGCAAAGGTGGCACGACGGGAGGAGCCGAAGTCGGACGCCGATCTTCTCACGAAGTTCCGTGAAGCGTGCGCCAAGGCTGGGCTCGACCCGCAGGACGTGGCCAAGTCTGCAGGTGTTGACCTGTACGAGTTGACCAACGAGTCGATGCCGAAGTTGCGTGATGCATTCAAGGCAATGCAAAAGCCCAAGCCTGAGCCAGCCCCAGTCGGAGACAACCTGCTCGACAAAGTCAAGGAGGCATTCCCTTCGGCCAAGGTCACCGAGCAACCACAGGTCAAGGACCCAGATGCGCCAGCAACCAACGCACAGATAGGCAAGTTGCGTGCGATGCTGTTGGCCAACGGTATTGGCGATCGACCCAAGCAGGTAGAGGCAGTGGCCGAGATAATCAATGCACCACTTGCAAAACTTGATGCGTTGACCAAGGGCCAAGCCAATGCCGCAATCAAGGCGCTCGACTCAAGGGCGAACCGTGGATGAGCGCAAGGGTGAATGTCAAGGCAACAAGGACAAATGTTCCTTGGACAACTGCCCACTGTTTGGCACTTTGGGAAGACCAGACAGACAGGGTCTACGCCGGGTTAGAGGGTGTGCCGATCCTGCCGCTCGCGGTAAACGAAATAGGCGAAAGGGGGACTCGAAGGCTCGTCGTGCCCGTAAGAAGTTGGGGCTGGGCGGTCACCTTACCCGTCACGAAGAGAATTGGGGTGGTGCTTTTCGTACCGAGATCAAGGCTGGCGCTCAGATCGGTCCGATTGCTACCCGTTTCTACGCCGCTAAAGCCCAGTCTGACGCGGCGAAGGCGCTGGGCGACATTCGTCCGTTCGTGATGGTGGCAATGCCCGACGGCACCAACGAGGGGATAGTCTTGATGACACTGACGGAGTTCACTGAACTCGCCAGCCTTATCATCAATCCTTAGGACGGACACATGGATTTCATCACCCGAACACTGGCATTGGTATCGGCCGCGTTTCTCGTGGTCGGTGTTGGCAATAGGGGCGGCGTAGAAAACGCCTCGACTACCACCACCAGCACGAGCGCGGTTACGGCAACGGGGTCTTCTCCTCTCCCCGTTTACCGACCGGCCCCCACCACAACCACTACATACGCCATTCCGTCCACGGCTCGGTGTGGTCAGTGGTGGGGGCTGGCGATAGAACTCGGGTGGCAAGAGCAGGACCTGGACACTCTCGACTACGTCATGTGGCGGGAGTCCAGGTGCGACCCAAGCCAGCACAATACGAAACTAAACAAGGACGGTTCGACCGACATCGGGCTGACGCAGATCAACGACAGGTCGTGGTGCCTGCCAACCAGATGGTATCCGAACGGATACTTGCAATCGGTTGGCGTTCTGTCTAGTCTTGGATGCGACGAACTGTTCGATCCGGCAACCAACCTGAAAGCAGCGAAAGCAATCTATGACTACAGCAGACAAAACGAAGGACGAGGATTCGAAGCGTGGGAGTTATAACTACATGGACCTGATGAGCGAGTGGAAACTAAAGAACTCTGACTTCACGTGGATGGAATTCGCTGCGTGCAAGGGAGCAGACGCAGAGATATTCTTTGCCGAGTCCGGTTGGCATACGGCCAACGCCAAGGCACAGGAGTACTGCAAGCGATGCGTGGTATACAAAGACTGCATGCGCTTTGCAATAGAGAACAACATCAAGTACGGCATCTGGGGCGGGCTCAGCCCTCGCCAGCGTCGTAGGAATGGGAGCAAGCACCTTGAGCGAGAATGAACTGATTACGTACCAGGCATGGTTGAACGATCTTCAAGTCACCGTTGATTCCCTTCGGGAGCAACGCGACGAAGACCGCAAGCGGATTGCGGAACTAGAAAAAAAGGTGGCCATGTACCGTAGCATGGTCGAACGACTGAGGGTTCTTATGAGCCAAGGAGATGATTACCGATGACAGCAACGTGGTACAAACTGAAGGACGGCAAGTGGGGCGTCAAGATCCGACACGACGGACAGCCCGGCGATTCCGTCGAGGTGACCAACAAGAAGGGCGAGACCAAGACGGTATGGCTTGACAGTCGTACCGCCAAGTTCGACGATGCCCAACTGTGGTCGGTCACAGACGTCGAACCGGAAGCAGCACAGCAGGAAGAGCCGTTCTGAACGAGCGCAAGGTCGTGTGTCAGACGTGCTCTGCAATAATCGTGCACGACAAGCGGAACGTCTCGGGTTGCAACTGCGACCCGGACGCTCCGACTTGGGTGTACATAGAGCCGGACGGCAGGGTGCGTGGGTTTTCTCAAGCGTCCTGGCGTGACTACGATGTTACGTGACAAGTATGTTTGCCCGCGGTGCAAGTCGTCTATCGTTCTTCACGTCAAGACGTATCATCCGCCAGTATGTACAAGACATTCACCCAAGCCAGAATCCATGGATAAAGTCAAAGGAGACAACCATGAGTTACCCGCCACAGTTCACGCCGATTGATATCGAGATTGCCGAGGAGATGCTGACCGAGATCCTGTATCTTGCCATCACCTGCCAGCCAAACCTCAAAGGTGCATGGACTGCATTTGCAGAAGGCATCTCGGAAATCCTCAGCGACGAGGCGATCGCCCGCAGCAAGGACTACGCGCAGTACCGGGCGCGTCAAGCAAACAACTAGAACCGCTACCGCTACCGCTACCGGCGCGAACGCGATCGCGCGGGGCGCCCCATAGTCTCCCTACCGTAGGCACGCGCGTGTTCCCGACCCGATTTCGGGGTGGTGGATAATCCCGTCGTGCCGTCAGCCGACGGTACGCAACTACCCACAGGGAGAACACAGCAATGACCAAGCAATCAATGAAGCGCAATAAACCTGCGCTCGGGAAGATGAGCCTGCCCGACGCAATCAAGTCAGTGGCTCAGAAGCACAGGACCAATGGTCGTGGGCGCATCAACACAATCCGTCAGAAGATTGAGCAGACTGTTGGCGAAGCCAATATGCCCCTGTTCATCGAGATGGTCACCGACACAAGCCTCAGCCACGCTTACATCTGGCGTGTCATTGCGGCAATGGGCGTGGAAGTGTCCTACGAATACTGGTGCGTGTTGCGCAACGACTACATCAGCGAGTACAGGTGGTACACCGAAATGGTTGCCAAGACCGACTCGATGTCAATGGTCGAAAGCCACTAATCCCCCCAGGTCCCCTAACGGGGCAGGCAGTCGTGCGCCTGAAGTATCCGTCTGCTGGCAGACCAGCGGCCAAAGCACGGTAAGTCTGCCACAACAACAACCACTCACACAGGGAGAACAGCAATGACCGAAGAAGAGCAAGTGCTCAATGCGTTGCGCGATGTAGTCGACGACGCAGGCAGCAGACTCATAGAAGAATCAACGCTAAGCACCGAAAGGGCTTTGACCGAAGGCGAAGAATCAATCTGGAACGGTGCGCCAATGACTGCAGTGTTTGACTTTTGGGTCAAGCACAAAGTGTTCCAGGGTTCACCAGAGGAAGTTGCCGAGTTCAAGCAAGAACACGGCCCAGACACCAACCCCAATGTGGGTGTTGTCGATGCTTCCAATGGCTCAGCCAATGCCTGCCTACAGGTTCACTGCGCCTACGAAGCAGAGCCAAATGGTCCAGGAGACATCAAGGAACTGTTGTCCAACGGTGCCCAGATGATTCGTATGCACGACCAACTGCCCAACCTCGCAGGGTTGATGATCAGAACCGAAGCGTGGGCAAGCAAGACTGCCGAGAAAGACGGCGTCAAGCCCAGCGAAGCAGAGGACAAGCAAGACATTGTCATCATTGCCAGCATTCTTGCCAACCGAATGATGTTCAGAATCAGGGCCAAAGACACGGGAGAAATCCTTGAGACCAAGATGATGAAGGTCAAGGAGTTCACTGGCAAGAACTACAAGGGCATAGAGAAGCAAGCGTTGGAACTCAGGGAAGAGCACGGCGAAGTGCCCTACCTGCTCTACGCTGCTTTGTACCTGCCGATGATGATGCGTGACAGGGACCCAGAACTATTCGCCGCATTGGCGAAAGATGCCTCGTCGTCATCCGACGATGGGGAAACAACAACACCAGAGGAGAAATAGCAATGCCCACCAAAGCAACACAACAACTCACGGACTGGCAGCGCGCCGAGTTCGCAACGGAGCACAGCAATCGTGTGCTCCTTTACGGACTACCGGGCACTGGCAAGACATACTTCGGTCTGAACCATTCACTCAAGGGCAAGAACGCCTATCGGCTCATTTGCACCGAAGAGATGACTGACGCAGACCTCATTGGCTGCTACAAGCAGAACGCCCAGGGCACCTGGTCATTCGCTGAAGGCGTTGGCATCAAGGCTTGGCGCGAAGGCGCACGCTTGGTCGTTGACGAAATCAACCGTATGAACGGTGATGTCGAGAGCCGTATGATGGCACTCATCGACAGCGTTGCTTCCAGCAGTTGGCAGCACCCAGACACAGGCGAAGTGGTCAAGCCACACAAGGACTTCAGCGTCATTGCGACGATGAACGGTGAGCCAGAAGACTTGGCTCCAGCAATCCTTGACCGACTGGTCGTCAGGGTTGCAGTCAACGAGCCACACCCAGCAGCGTTGGAGAGCCTGCCCGATTATCTTCGTGGCGTAGCAGCGAAGTGGACTAACCCAGATATGGGTTCAGAGCGCAAGTCATTGCGCGCCTTCGTTGACTTCGAGCGAATGTACCGAGCGAGCAACAACCTGGAACTCAGCGCTCAGGTTGTGTTCCCTGACACTTGGCAGCAGATGGCCGATGTGATGTTGGTCGACAAGACAAAGGCAGGCTCGTAATGTCTACCAACTTCTACGGTGGCGCACTAACCAAGCGCCCAACACAGAAGAGCACCAGGTTCAAAGAGGTTGGCAGGTTTGTCACCAGCATCGATGGCGTTTATGTCGATGTGTCAGACACCAGCAAGCCAGGCGAGTACACAACCACTTCATTGCCAGGCGAGGAGTTCGAGCGTATGCGTCGCTACTCTCTCGTGATGGCAAAGTGGTCGTACCCGTCAACTGCCAAGAACTCCAAGAAGTGGGGAGTATCAGCGACAGCATTTGCTGCCACCAACAGGCTGGTCAGCAACGCTATGTACAGGCAGGTCTTTGGCGAGCATCCCACCCAGGGAACCGTAAGCGCCAAGCCGTACATCAGCGCATTGCTCAGCGATGCTCCAACTCCTGACACCTTTGCCAGCGCATTGGCACTCGCCAACACTCCAGTGTTTGCCACGATTGTCGATGCCGTGCGAGTCAAGAATCCAGAGATGGCAGAGACGCTTGGCGAAGTTGCCGAGTATCTCAACGGCTTCATCGATGCTGACTTGGATTACGCCAACGGGCTACACGACACCAACAAGCGCAAGCGTCAGTATGCCACCAATATGTACCGTCATATGGCGCGTACAATCAATGGCTACTCAGACGACCTGTCTCGTAGGCATCGCAAGAAGCCAGGCTCAAAGCCGGGCAACAAGCCAGGCACAGGCACCAATCCAGGCGAAGGCGAAGGCAGGCCAACGGACACGGCACCCAAAGGCAAGCGCAAAGGCAAGGGCTTTACCGTCATTCCCATTGACGAGTATGGTTCAGCAGGGTGGAAGCGCCCTTACCTGACCAAGCACGAACTTGTGTTGCCACACACGGGCTTGGCAGGCAGGAAACTCATACCTTCCAACGAAGGCAGGTTTCCCAAGGCTTTCCACCGTATGGTCACAGACCCGTACAGGCGCATCTTCCAGCGCAAGACAAGGGCGCTGGGTGGTGTTGTCGTCTTTGACTGCTCAGGTTCAATGAGCCTTGACGACGATGACATCAGGTCGGTTATGAAGGCTGCTGCTGGTATGTCCATCGTGGCTTACTCAGCAGGAGACGAAGGACACGACGAGACCTATGGCAACATACACCTAATCGCCAAGAACGGCAGGCAAATGAGAGGTTTGCCTGAGTTCCCTGGCGACAACGGCGTTGACTTGCCAGCGCTCAAGTGGGCTTACTTCAACCTTCGGCTCAACTCCAAGTCGCCAGTCATCTGGGTTTCAGATGGTCAGGTGACGGGTGACGGCTCGAAGTCCAATGAAGCCCTACACAGGGAGACCAAGGCTTTCAACAGAGCCAAGGGAATCAAGCGAGTCAGCAGTCCAGACGACGCAGTACGGCTATTACGCAAACTCCAGAGAGGACAACGGAAATGACCGACGAAGAAGCAGTTATCAGCGAAGCAGAGGCAGCAGTACGCGAAGCAGTACAGCGTATGAGTGCCGAGCAGAGCAGGGAACAGATGGCATCAGTGCCATTCTTGCGCCAGATGGCAAAGACAATCATCAACCAGCGAGATGCCAGCGCCGATGATGATTCATACATCTTTGTCATTCAAAGCGACCCAGACAAGGACATCAACGGACCAGAGGTATCCAATCCATTGGGCCTGGACACAAGCAGCGCTACGAACATTGCTTCGGAGTTGCGCTTGTTGGGCAGTTTCTCCAATGCCAAGGAAGCAGTGGCCCTGATGACCAATCCCATAGCAAGCATCTGCCTTCACGAAGCGCACAAGTTGTCACCCAACGCCTTGTTCGCTTACTTTCCGAAGGGCTTGTCGATCATCTACGCAGGTGGCAAGGTGACCTTTAGCCGTCACATTGCTGGTGACGAATACATCACCAACCACACCAGCATCGCAGAAGACGACAACCCAGAAGCATTCTTTGCCAAGTGCGAAGCCACCGAAGCAGAACAAGAGTTCGTCGGTGCGCTCATCGCCCTCAAGGAGAGTGCTGGACTTCTGGAGAGAGAAACGCCCAGTGCCTACAAGGTTGCCGTAGACAGGCTCCGTAAGGCATCAGGCGCAGATGACGAGGGTGACAGCGACGATGGGGACTGACCGTGAAGCGATGGTCAGATTTACCTATCCCGTTACTACCCGTGAGCCTGCTGGTCACCAGCGCAGCAGACCGTATGTCAACCTACGATTACTTCGTAGGCATTACAGTATCGCTGGTGGCAGTGGTCCTTTGGTGGATACTGCGTGAGTAGGCACGAATGGTTGGCTAGGCGGCAATAGTCGCCCAAACCGGCCCAAAGGGCGCAGGGACTCAGGGCAACCTGGGTAACTGCGCCCTTATTCGTGCCAATCGCTACCGAAGCCAGCGCGCAATACCACGCAGGCGCACAGGTGCGCTGCGCAGCGCGTGCGCGCGTTGTCGGGAGCCGATTTCGGGGTGGGGGATAATCTCGTTGTCGGCAATCCCGCCGACCATCACGAAGGAGATACGCAATGTCCGCAATCGAAGCAATGGTGCGCCTGCTCGCAGGCGTGCTGACGGGAGTGTGGCGACACACTTCACGCTGGTACCACACCGAGACTGCCACGCTCATCACGGGCGAGCAGTACCGTGCGCTCACGGCAGACGAGCGCAAGCAGTACCGTCGCGAGTACGCGGTGGCTACGAGCGAGACTGCCAAGGCAGGCGACAGTCTGGTCGTGACCAAGTCACGCACGGGCGAACTTGCCGTGATGGTGCTCACGCAGTTGGTCGGCTATCGTGCCGAGAACGGCAAGCGTGAAGCGTTGTGGTACGCCAGC